CCTACAAAAAAACTATGGAGTGCGAAGTAAAAAAAATGGTACAAAAACGCCTATATGTACCAAGTACAACGTACGACCGTTGGCTACGCGGGTGTTACGGCGAACAGGCTTTAGCCGCCTATTTAGGTGTTGAATACAAATTTAAGCCATACGACATAACCGCCAACGACGTGGTTGGCTATGAAGTGCGCTCGACATACCACGCCACAGGGCGCCTATTAACTCATGCCGACGACAAAAAAGGTTTATACATTTTGGCGATCATTGACCAAGACACGTTTACCGTAACCCTTGCCGGCTGGTCAAACCTTAAGCGTTGCAATACCCCGGGCCGTTGGGCAACTGATCTACCGGGGCCGTGTTATGCAATGAAACAGGCCGATTTATGGCCTATGGACATGTTGCCCGCAACCGCGTTATACCAATGTGCTATAAATAACTAACTAACCCGACTAATAGAAAAGGCACCCGACACAATGGCTTTTAACATTGACAATTACGTAGACGTACCAACCCGTTTAAGCGAAGCGTTGAAGCGTTACCCCGATTTACGCATACAAGAAACCAGCGCCGAGGTAGTAACTATGCCCGACGGCAGCACGTTTTACCGTTGCACCGTTACCGTATGGCGCGACGATACAGACCCGCTACCAAGCATTGCTACCGCTGCCGAGCCATACCCGGGCAAAACGCCATACACCAAAAATAGTGAATTTATGGTTGGTATGACTAGCGCGTTAGGGCGCGCGTTGGGTTATATGGGTTTTGGAATAAACAAAAGCATTGCTAGCCGTAATGAAATTGAAGCGCGGCAAGACCCTAAAAAACCTGACGCGCAAATAGCACCAATTCGACGCGAAACAGCAACCAGCACGCACCCTAAACAGGCCAGCCAAAAGCAGGTTTATTTCATTAAGTCATTGGCTAAGGGCGCCGGGTTTGATGACGCCGCGCTGCACGATTACATTGCAGCCACGTTGGATAGCGACGCATTAACGCTCGAGACATTAAACCCCGAGCAGGCCACGCAAGTTATTGACGCGTTAAAGCGTTTACCAAGTAGCAAGGCAGACTAATGGACTTAATGCAACAGGTAGAACTACTTACGCGCATTGTGCGCTTAATTGAGGAAATGCAAAACAGCGCCGACTATTTAGGTAAGCAAGACGTTGTAGGGCATTTGCGTTGGGCCAGCGATCATTTGTCGCGGGATATTTGGGCGCGAACAATACACAAGGATTACGCAACTAATGGCAATGCTTGAAGCCCAATTTAAAAACAGCGTTATAGAGATCGCCACACGTTATGGCTGGTTGGTTCACCATGACCTACCAGCAATGAATAGGCGCGGCAAATGGGCTACACACATACAGGGTGATAGCGGGTTCCCTGACCTTGTATTACTCAATAGCAGGGGTGTGCTAGTTTTCGCAGAACTTAAAACAGACATAGGCGTAGTACGCAAAACACAAGAGAAATGGCTCGAGCGTTTAGACCTAGCCGGCGTAATTGTGCAAGTGTGGCGGCCTAACCAGTTGCCAGTAATCATACGTTTTCTAGCCAGCGCGTAAGCGCGTAGGACTAGCCAAGCCCTAAGCCCGTTGCACGGTAGTTGGGAACATACGGCAACGTAGGTAGTGCGCTATGCCCGCAATCATGCGCGACGAAATGACCGGGCCAATGGCGCGGCAGCGTGTAAACATAATCACGCATAAGCAAGTTAGAGGGTACGGGTTAGGGCAACCCCGTGGGTGGGGCTTAATCACATTAGGCTTTACAACGTGCTAGACGTTCCCCCATAGCGTTTAGCACACACAACGAATTAACATACACACAAACAAACACAACAGAATTGGACCCGACACAATGACGAAGCACCAACAACCGGAAGCAAGGCGCGCAAGCGCCGCGCTAGCACAAGCCGTAGGCGCGTGAGTATGGCAACGAACTTAAACAGCGCGACACGAAACAAAACAGAGTTCAAAAAGAACCGCGCTCGACTACTGGCAGACAACCCCCCGTGCCATTGGTGCGGCGTCAACGTGGCAACCGAAGCCGACCATGTGCTTTCAATTATTGAAGGCGGAAGCAACAGCATGGACAACCTTGTTGCCAGTTGTAAACCATGCAATGCGCGACGCGGACAACAAGTAAAAACACAACGCGAACGCCACAAAACCCAACACCCACAAGGGTTTGATGAGCCGAACACGCACAGCGTTTTTTTACCCGATCAGACGAAGCCCCCGCAAGACCTTTTTCGTATATTCCCCAATAAAGACGGACTGGCCGTAACTGGCCATGATCGGCCGAGATTGGAAACGACCACGCACAGCGGTTGCCGATCAGCTGCAGCGGACATTGGGGGCTTTGCCCAAGAGGTATTAAACGTGGACTTAATGCCTTGGCAATTGCATTGTTTGGCCGGCATTACCGCGCAAGACGAAAACGGTGATTGGTTGCACCGGGTTAATTTGGTTTCGGTTGCTCGCCAATGCGGAAAAACAACAATGAACGCTGCATACCTTGGGTGGTTTTTAAGTACGCAAGGAAAAGAGCGCGGACGCCCGGTAACGGTTATTACGACAGCGCACAAACTTGACCTTGCAACCGCTTTCTTTACATACCTCGCCCCAATTTTGTCGGACCGTTTCGGCGCCGAAATTAGTTGGTCCTATGGCCGGCAAAAGCTAATAATGCCGGACGGGTCCACGTGGCACATTCGAGCCGCGACCCCGGCAGCGGGTCACGGTTACAGTTGTGACCTAATCATTGCCGACGAAGTTTTTGACATTAGCCAACAAGCAATTGACGAAGGTTTATTGCCGTCCCAACGCGCAAAGAAAAACCCAAGTTTTCTTATGACGTCAACAGCTGGGACGCAGGACAGTACGGCAATGCTTCGGTGGCGCGATCAGGGCCTTCGAGCAATTGACAGCGGAGAACAAACAAGCCTTTACTTTGCCGAATTTAGCCCCCCCAACCATTTAGACCCAATGACCCCCGAAGCATGGGCTTACGCCAACCCGGCATTGGGTTACACCCTTGACCTAAAAACAATTGCAGCGGAAGCCGAAGCCCCGAACCGTGCAGCGTTTTTGCGCGCTTCGGTAAACCTTTGGCAAGCGTCCACAACAGCATGGTTAGAACCTGGGGTATTTGAAGCCTTGGCAACCGATCAACCGGCGCCACCGGGCGGGGTGTTAGCGGTAGAAATATCGTTAGACGAAAGCACCTATACCGCCGTGCGCGCCGTACAAGTAGGCAACAAAACCCATGTCAAAATAGCGTTTGTCGCGCGAACTACCGCCGAACTTTGGGCACGTGTTGACAACGAAATTGCAGAAAACCCCGGCTTGCGTTTAGCAATCGTGCCCGGCCTAGAAAACCATTGCCCGCCACACCACGAACGCCGTCGCACAATCGTTGGCTACAAAGAGCTATTGAAATGGACTAGCGCGGTTAGGGCCATGATCTTAGAAAACCGCATAATGCACAACAACGAAAACTTGTTAAACAGTCACGTTGAGCGCGCCGTACTTATCAAACACCAAGGCAGCGTGGCCGTTTCAAGCACCCGATCACCCGGACCAATTGAAGCATGTCGCTGCATGATATGGGCCGCCGCGCTAGCGTCCCGCCCACAACTACTTGGTAAACCCGTAATTGTTACAGCAAACCGCTAAAGTCGTTTTGGCATTAGTCGGCTTGCTTTCCGTCGGGGATTGCACGGCGCCGGCTAGTGCCACCTAAAAGCGTGAGATTGTGACACAATAAAACTATGGCCATTTTTAACAAGAAACCCGAACCGCCAAAGGTTGTAAAAGCAGCTGCCGGCAGTAATGCGGGCGCGTCACAAATTGGCAACTTCTTTGCGTACACAGACGGCGTTTTGCGTAGCCGTTTTATGCAGGTCCCAACGATTTCAAGAAGTCGCGACTTAATGGCAAGCCTTATTGGTTGTTTGCCATTGGTCATGTATAAAGAAATGTGGAACGGCGAAGAGCTTGAAAAAATTCCAGAGGCCCCTAGAAGCTGGTTAAAACGGATTGACAAAGGCGTAACAAACAATTTTATTTTGTCGTGGACATTTGACGACTTACTTTTTTACGGCCGGGCTTTTTGGTTTTGTACCGAGAGGTCGAGCGACGGCTTCCCCATGTCGTTTACGCGCCTACCCGCCGCAATGGTCACGACACAAGATCAGGCCCAAGGCACGGGCGTTTGGTTTGGTCCGTCTAAACAAATTTTGTTTCAAGGTTTACCAATTCGTTGGGAAGATTGCGTTCAGTTTTTAAGCCCAATTCAGGGACTTATTTACACCGGTGCAACGTCAGTAGATACCGCGCTAAAACTTGAACAGGCGCGCAATCGCAATGCGTCAAGCCTTCAACCTGCAGTTACTTTGCGTCAAGTTGGCGGAGAGCCCATGAGCCCGCAAGAATTGCGCGACCTTGCAGCTGCCTACGACGAAGCACGTTTTGCTTCGGCCACAAGTGCGGTAAACGAATTTGTCGAAGTAATCCCAAACAATGCAACACCCGACAAAATGCTTTTGATTGACGCCGCCGAATACCAAGCAAAAGAAATTGCCCGCATTGCAAACGTCCCCGCGTACCTCGTTTCCGTGAGCATTGGAAATTACAGTTACGTTTCGTCAAGCGAAGCGTCACGCGACCTTTACACGTTCGGCGTAAAACCCTACATAGATTGCATACAAGAAACGCTAAGCGCGGATAACGTGCTACCGCGCGGCACCGGGGTAATGTTTGACATTGAAAGTTATTTAAGCAACGAATACAACACAAACGTTGAAGTACAAGAAACACCCGAAGAATTGAGGGAAAGCAATGCTTAGGTTAACCCCACAAGAATTAAAGATTGACGCCGCGCAAGGCGACGCGCTGCCACGTAGAACCCTTGCCGGCGTCGCCCTCGAATACGGCGTTGAAGCCGTGGTAAGTGACGGCCAAAAGGTCCGTTTTGAAAAAGGCTCGTTGCCGTTGGAAGGCAAAAAGCCGAAAATGTATTTGTACCACGACAGCACACAACCAATTGGCGTTGTAACAGCGCGCGAGGAAGTCGGCAATTACGTAATGTTTGAAGCCAAAATTAGCGAAACCGCGCTTGGAAATGAGAGCTTGCAACTTGCCATGGACGGCGTTTTAGACAGCCTTAGCGTTGGCGCAATCCCAGTGGAATTTAGTTTTGACGAAGCCGGCACCATGATTGTTACAAAAGCAGAATGGCAGGAACTAAGCCTTTTGCCATACGGCGCATTTGAAGCCGCCAAGGTCGAGCGCGTCGCTGCCAGTATCCACCAAAACGACCCCGAAGTAGAGTTAAATAAAGATCAGGACACAGAAAAGGAAACAACCGAAATGACCAACCCAGTAGAAACCCCTGCAGTTGTTGAGGCTTCAACAGTTCAAACCATTTACGCACAGCCACGAAAATTGCGCTTGCCTTCAACGTCGGAATACATTGCAAGTTATGTGCGCGGCGGTGCAGATTTTGCACAGATGAACGCAAACATTGCAGCTGCTCGAATTGAAGCAGCGCCGGGCGTTGCACCTTTCATTAACACCGAGAGCACCCCAGGCATTTTGCCGGAAATTATCACCGGCAGCGTGTACGACGGGCTTAACCCAATTCGTCCGTTCGTAACGGCAATTGGTACCCGCGCAATGCCAACCGCAGGCGCCACGTTCCGCCGTCCAAAAATTGTTACACGTCCGGTTGTTACACAACAGGCCGCACAATTTGACGATCTAAACGCGTCAACTGTCAGCGTGTCGAATTCTGACATCAGCAAATTAAGTTTCGGTACATACGTGACCGTGTCCGAACAAGACCTTGACTGGTCAGACCCTTCAAGCATTGACATTATTCTTAACCAGTTGGCAATTGCCTACGGTCAAGCAACCGACAACTACGCGGTTGACACATGCCATGCAGCAATCAGCCAAACGTCATCAGTTGCAGACACCGCAAGCGGTGCAGATTGGGTTGCAGCGATCTACGAAGGCGCACGCCAAATTTCGGCAACGTCAAACTACTTGCCTACTCACATGGTGGTAACACCTGCCAGTTGGGCGGCCCTTGCGTCGTCGGTAGACAACCAAGACCGTCCAGTATTCCCATACACGGGTGCACCTAACCTTATGGGTCAAAACGCTGCCGGTAATTCGTCTGCAACTTCATGGAACGGCAACCCGTTGGGCTTGGTGTTGGTAGTTGACAAAAACGCGCCGGGCTCATTCATGGGCCACGCTGCAGGTCCTGCCGCAGGCTTCGAATTCTACGAACAGCAAAAGGGTGCGATCAGCGTTGAAGTACCGGCAACCATGGGACGCACAATTGCTTTCCGTGGATACGCTGCAACTTTCATGGCCGACGCGACCAAGTTCGTTAAGTTCGTCTGATAACCGAAAGGTAGGCCGTTATGGCCGTCTATTCGGTCCAACAAAAATACTTAACCGACAATTACGCGGTTGTTGTATTAGTCACTAACGCCGACCCTTTAGAGGTTGGTCAGTCTGTAACTATTGCAGGGGTTGACGCGACCTTTAACGGCACTTACACCGTTAGAGAGTTGCCCCAGTACTACTTTACGGGCGTAGACGAACAAGGGTTTTTTCAATACGACATTGAAACCCCAATTGCCAACCAAGTGCTTGTTGCCAAGACAGCTGCAAACGTAAACATTGTTGCCGCTACTGGCACGTTGACAACAACCCCCGTTTGCACATGGGTAACTACCGACGCACAAATTGAAGATTGGTTAGGAATAGGAACAGCTACCGCGTCGGACCAAGCATTTATTACACAATGCCGACAGGCTTCAAATGAGTTTTGTTATAGGCGTCGAGCGGAAGCGGGTTATCGCAATGAAAGCCTTACGACGGTGCCTAATGCTTCGGTGCTTCTTGGCACGATTGCTTACGCAGGCTTTTTGTACCGTCAGCGTGGCGCCGTAACAGACTTTGCAGGTTTTGACGGGTTGGCTTCGGGTGGAAGCATGGGCCTTAGCCCAATGATTAAACAACTATTGGGCATTGACCGCCCGGCCGTCGCATAATGCCCGTTGCATACACCGACCTTTTTAACAAAGCGCTCGACGATCTAACGGCGACCCTGCAAACGATCACAGGCTTAACCGTCACAAATGACCCGCGCTCGCTCAACCCGCCGTGTGCATTTATTGACGCCCCTAGTTTTGTGTCATGGAACTACAACATTGTCAAGATCAGCTTCCCCGTGCGCTTAATTACTTTGGGACCGGGCAACCTTGACGCCCAACGGTCACTTATGAACATGGTCGCCAAGGTGCTAACCAAAAACGTGGCAGTTGTAGACGGTCGCCCAACTATTGCGGTTATCGGCGGCAGCGAACTTTCGGCGTATGATCTCACTATTGAAATGCAAGCCCAAACAAGTTAGGTGCCTATGTACATTA